ATAGAGAATACATAGTCGCACATACCGTAATACGCTTCTGCGTCCCTGGCATAAGGAATAACCTTATACCCCTTGTCCTTCAACGGTTCGTGAAACTTTCGGCACGGTTCAATAGCAACGCACTCCCCGGCAAACCCTTTTACCTGGTCAAGCAGGCTGCCCATGGCCGCGCCCACATCAGCAACAACCCTGCCCCGTAAATGCAAATGCGGCCATAGCCGCGATAGAATATAGTGCTGGTTATTATCATGCACGCGCATAAAACCCGGTTCTTCCAGTTCCACGCTTAACAGTTTGCGGTACTCCCCGGTATCGTATATCTCCGGGTCTTTGCGGTATTGTTCTTCAAGTCGCTGTACCCCACAGCCGCCACATTCTTTTATTTCTCCTGCGGCAAATACCCCGGCTTGCCATCTCTGACAGGCCCCTTGTATGCCGTTTTAAAATCCGTGCTGCCGCATATCTCGCAAGGAGTTATCATAAACAATCCCCCCTTGCCAGCAACAGTTTCTCCGCCTGCAGCCAGTCCTCCGGTTCGTCGATGTCCACAAAATAAGGCATTTCATATACTCCGATATTGCCGCCAAGCCTGCATTTGTCCTGAAGAAGAATATGCCTGCAGGTAAAATAAAAGGCCCCGTTTTCTACCAACGTGCCTTCCCATTGTTGCCGCATAGGTCGTTTTTGCGGATTATAATTTAGCGGTATCAGGCCGTCACTCCACAGGAATTTCTTTATCCTGGTAGCTGTAAAAAGGGAATCATTGCCCGCACGGAGCATATTGTCGTATGCTTTTAAAAGGTCTTTATACGTTGTCAGCGGCGAAGTTGCCTGAATAGTGCAGATAACATCAAAGCCGTAATTCTCCGCCGCGTGCAGCATAACGCTCTCCGTTGTGGCCGTATCTGTTGCATATTCAGCCGGGCGTATCAGTATTTCTGCCCCGTATTTCTCTGCCGTTTCGGCAATTTTGTCGCTATCTGTTGAAACAACAACCTTACCGAATAATCCAGAACCTCTTGCCGCATTAATCACCCAGGCACACAAGGGTCTGCCGGCCATCTCCTTAATATTCTTCATGGGGATGGACTTGGAACCGCCGCGAAGAGGGATAAGCGCGATCATAAGCTCATCTCCCTTCCGATGGCCTCAGCCAGCATATGAAGAATGAGAATATGCGCTTCCTGGATGCGGGGGGTGGACTTGGAAGGAACAACGAAAATATAATCAGGCAAATCCGGCGTAAAGCCGTCTATTCCCGATAAACCTATAGTATATATTCCTTTTTTTTGCGCCATTACAATTGCACGGATAACATTATAAGAAGCACCGCTGGTAGATAGGGCAATAAGTGTGTCCTTCAGCCTTCCTTTTGCCTGTATCTGCTTTAAAAAAACATCTTCATATCCATAATCATTCGCTATCGCTGTCAAAGTAGAAGTGTTTACCGATAATGCCTCAACATTATATCTCCCGTCCAGTTCTGCTACAAAATGCTGTGCGTCTGCCGCGCTGCCGCCATTGCCGCAAACAAACAGCCTGCCGCCAGCTTTAAGGCTTTTGGCTATCTTCCCGGCAACATGGTTTACATTTTCTATACAGCTTGCATCATCAAGGCCCCGGAATATCTCTAAATGCTCCTGGATAGGATTCTTGGTTAAGTTCGATCTTGCCTGTTCCGTGCTAACCGCTCCGTTTAAGATAATATCCGCAACCTCACGAATAACACCATCGCCACGTTTGGCCTTCAATATATGCTTTGCAGCCCGCTTAACTTCTTCCGGGGCATCGGCGGGGCAGTAGGAGTATTCGACCGCCCTTAAAAGCCCAATGTCTTTTTCTGAATCACCCACAAAACAGGCAGGTTTTATATTGTTCAACTTACTATAATCATCTATCTTGTTTTTGCTGTCGCATATGAAATAATCCGGATTGAATCTTTGGCAAACATAATCAGCGAAACTATTTGCAGGTTCTCCGGTAATAAACCCAATCCTTATCCCCGCCCTCTTCAGCCTGAAAATAGCGTCAATATCCTCATAAGCTATATTTTTCGCCTCTTTGCCGTCCACAACATAAACTTTGCCGTCAGTCAGCACCCCGTCAATATCGAATAAGGCCAGGCCAACCACTTAGATCACTCGCCTTAGCTTTTTAATAATCGGGCGTTCACTATCATATATCTTTTTCATCCCGTCCCCTCTGGCAATCTCCCAGGCACGAATATCCCTAACCAGCCTTTTCAACCCCTGCGGTTCCACAGAGGCAGGCTGATCCGTGCCAAACATCATCCGTGAAAGGGTAATATGCCGCTCCACCATAACAGCCCCTAAAACTGCCGCCGCGTAGGTCGTAGCAAGACCTCCCTCATGCCCGGAGTAGCCTATGGGAATATCGGGATATATTTTTTTCAATGTCGATATGCACAGTAAATTCAATTCCGCCAGGTCAGCCGGATAGGTCGAAGTGCAGTGCATCAGCGTAAGGTTCTCCCGGCCCAATACGTTTACAGCATGGCCGATCATAATATAATCACTCATGCCCGTGGAAAGAATTAAGGGAATGTCATATTTGCGAAAATGCTTCAGCAGTTCATTATCGGTCAGACACGCCGAAGGAATCTTCAAATACGGCGGACCATATCGCGCAATAAAGTCAACAGAATCTTTATCCCAGCACGAAGCGAACCAATCTATGCCCTTGCTGCGGCAATATGAATCTATCTCGTCATATTCCTGTTCGCCAAACTCCAACCCCCGCTTTAAATCGCCGTTGGTATCTCCAAAAATACTTTCCCTGGGTTTTGCCAGTTCTTCCGGGGTATAAACAACATTAATAGTCCTCTTTTGAAACTTCACCGCGTCACAGCCGCACTCAGCAGCTACATCAATAAGTTTCTTGGCAATATCCAAAGAACCGTTATGGTTTATGCCAGCCTCTGCGACAATGTAAGTCTTTTCCATTTTGCAATACCTCTCCTTCTTTTTCTTGGAAGGAAACAGGCCCCGGAAAAATCCAGGGCCTTGCATCACTTCTTTATTGTTTCTTTAAGCTGTTGAAGCCGCTATAGTGCGTGGCTTGTTGTAAAACGGCATTAACTTCATAGTACCTACTGTAGACTTAACGGTTACATACCCCAGCGCCTGCACAAATGTCCCCATTAGCGTGGGTCTGTCCTTGACTATTACCCCCGCAGCAGTTGAGGAAAGATACACAGGATCGCCCGCCGCTGTCCATTCGGACGTTGCTACACCAGAAAGCGTATATTCGCCCACAACAGTAACGGCCCCTGCTGCCGCAGTCGTCGGGCTGCTGACAATAAACTGTGCGGGATTGCCAACAGAACTTTGACCTGCCAGCGCAAGGGCAAACTTTGGCCCAGCAAGGCTCGTATAATACCCGGAGATATAAACCGGTTTGCCCGCCGCCAGCGCACCGGTAGCCGCATAACCCGTTAAGGTAGGATTAACGCCGCTTCCGGAAAAACCTCCGCTTGCAGACATAGAGCCAGTTAAAGTTATATTGCCAGCCTGTTCCCTGTCACCCTTAACAACTTCTTTATCGTTTTCATAATCCCATTTAAAGTACTTGCCGGTTGAATTGCCGTAAGCCGTTACTTCCTGCCCGTAACCGTCCTCACCGAACCGGGAATATTTGCGCCCGAAATGTCTGTTGTGTGTTCCTGCTTTACTCATGTTCTTTCACCTCCAATATTAGCAGGCGGGACCCGAAGATCCCGCCTCACGGATTACCGTTCTAATTTACGCACCGGCAATATAGCAAAAAGACGGATCCCGGTACCCGAAAGACCAGCGGGCCACAGTTTTATACAGTGAGTACTCTGTATCAAAGTCAACATCCTTCTCCAGCTTGCCTTTCCTTCTATCGAACCATACCAGGAATCGCTTCATGCGCTGGCTGTCCGCAAAGAACCAGCGGCTAGAATTGGTTAGGAACTTCCACTCAATTACTTTTACAGCACCACGCCAGATATTTACGTTGTTATCGCTGGTATCTGGTTCGCCGTCGCTGTCAGCAATCACCAAGGCGGCCTTGCGAAGTGCAGGAGGCACAATCAGGGTATCGGGGTTTACTGCCAAGATATTGCCTTTGTCATCCTTCCACTCCATCATCTCCACACGGATTGCTTCCACGTTCTCGGCGTCAAGCGCCTTAGACGAATCATAGTTACTCCAGACTGCAGAGTTGTTCGGTCCCAGGGGATGGGACGCGGAGGCAAAGGCTACGCTGTCTGGCCCGACATAAGAGGTAGCGTTATTGAACATATAAGCTGCCCAGTACTGCCGTGTGTAGTACAAGGAATCGGCCAACGTCTGCACCCGGTTTTTGACTTCCGGGTAAAGCGCATCATCCATTAATTCCCTTTCAATCTTCAACCCTTTGGAAAACTTCTCATGCGTCCAGGTCTGCGTATATCCGGCATAAACCGTTTCATAGCTTACCTGATTACCGCTATCCGACCACTTGTCCATCAGCCCCATCGAACCTACACCTTTGGAAAACTCTTGTGCTTTCTTGGAGTTTTCCACGGTATAAATCTGCGGAACATAATCGGGGAGTTTATCAATGTGCTTATCAAACACATCCCTCAGAATGGGTAATAGAAACTCGCCCCATTCATTGCCGGTTACTGTAGCGTTACTGGCTATCATTGCCATCTGTTATCACCTCGCTTGAAATGTAAAAAGCGCCCCGTAGAAGGAACGCTTCAAAATGTCCATTGCTGTATATTCTGGTGTTGCTTTTAAGTTTGTTGTTTCGCTATTGCAGTATCGTCTTAATCTTAGGAAGTGCGCCCGCAGGTTAGCATGTGCTTGGCCGGGGCAACCATTACATCTGCCGTCAGCTTCTCCGGATTTAGCCCCAGGATATTAAGATACCCTGTGGCAATCGCCGCCTTGGAATCCGCGCTTGGTCCAACAGCCAATTTAAGGGCACTGGCTGTGCTAAGTATCGCTCCGATTGTGCCGACATTGAATACCCCATCCTTGAACCCATCCGCTGTGGTCTTGGTTGCCAAGATGATGTACTTGGTGTCCGTAGTCGGGGCAGAAGAGAAAGCCGGCGCAACGGTTACCCGCCCGTCTGTAGCGCGGTTGGAAGATACCGTGCGCACATCACCTTCGCCCGGCCCTTCGTAAATATACACCATCGCCCCTTTGAGTTTGTCTGCCGCCGAGCTAACCACCCCGGTATGCAAATGCGTGGCATCGGTGGAAGCTGCCGAAGCTGTGCCGTCAACTTGCCCGGCAAACGATACCTTATAAACATTGAACGGATTGTCATAAACCCGCCCAAATGTCTTGGCCCCCGTAGGATTAGTAGTTGTGGTAAATGCTTCTGCCATCACCCCAACAATGGGATTAGTACCGTTTACTGTGATGGTAGAAGTCAGGGGGGTAAGTTTCTGCTCCCCAGTATTGCCCATCGGCATGGTTACCAACTGCCCCTTTGAAAATGCCGTATTGGGCTTAAGCTCGTACTTCACCGGGTTGGTGGGAAAGCCACACTTGTTATATTTGACCTCGAATCCAACTGTATTAGTAGCTGTTAAAGCCATTTATGATCACCTCTATTTTCGTTTTCGTTCCTTGGCGATTTTCGCTTTTTGGGCTTGCAAGTCTTTAAGCGACACACCAAATTCCCGCGCCAGCCCTTTCTCCAGCGGCGAAACGCTTATGCCTGTGCCGCCACTCTGGGCGGCTCCTTCTGGAGAGGCAGCCTTGCGCTTGTTTACATTTGCCAGCGTCTTTGCTTCCGCCCCTGATTGGACAGCCTCAAGGATATTGTCCTGTTCCAGCTTGCTTCCCAGAACATAAGTCCTAAGGGCGTTATAGTCACAAACCGTCCCGCCTGCAGTAAGCTGGTTGAAAAGCTGATCGATTTCCGGTTCGTACCTGCGGGCAAGGTCTTTCACGGATTTTTTGACGTTGGGGTTGGCATAAAACTGGTTTTTGTCCTGTGTGTATTGTATAGCACTCTGTGTAAACCGCTGCTGCTGTTGAATGTACTGCACCTTATTCTTTAGTGCCTGGTTTTCTGCCTGAGTGCGGTACTCCGTCCTTGCTTCCTCTTCCGTCTTATAGCCTTCCTCCGTGCTTTTGCGCACATATTCGTCCTCGCGCAGCCGGCGGATCTCTTCATATACCTGCACCAAAGACAGACCTGTTTCCGCCTGAATACGCGCGGCCATATCCTCGATTTCGCGCCCTTTAATCCGTGCCTGACCGATAATGCGGTTTACATCATTTTGGGAGAACTTGGGAACATCATTAGGGTCTTTGGTTCCCTGCCCCTGCTGTGCGGGCGGTTCTTCTCCAGCAGCTTCACCCTCCTGCCCCCCTTCTTCTCCCTCTTCGCCGGAAGATTCCTCTTCTTCCAGTTCTTCGTCGTCTGTATCAGTGTCCGCATTTATCTCATTAACCAGCTTGCTAAAAGCGTCTGGCACTTCCTCGTCATCGTCCTCGTCAGCTTCAGAAGCAAATAACTGCAAATCAAATTCCCTGCTAATCTCTAACATTTAAGCCTACCTCCGTTTATAGCCCGTATGGCTGTTTTAGTTGTCCGGGAAAGTTTATTGTCGTTACCGTATTGGACAATAAAAAAACCACCTTTTAAAAGCGGTCACTCCCTTGGCTTGCCTTTCCTCTCATGCGCTATTGCCAATGCAATCTGCAGTGCATGTGCTTTGTTCCTTGGTTTTGTCCTGCCAATCTTGCCCGTCTTTTCGTAAGTGTGCATCAACTCCCTTACCATAGCCTCTATGCTCATATCCTTAGATAACGGCAGTACCACCACCCCCCGCCATTATTTGCGATAGTACCGCAGCCTGTTGCTGCGGGTTGAGGCTAAAGAACTTTTCTTTCAGCGACGGATCAGCCTCCAACGCAGAACCGATCTGCTGCGCCAAAGCCTGCTGGCCGGGCAGCCCCTGCGGTAATTGCCCTTCCATCGTTGGCTGCACCCCTTGTTGCGTCTGCGCCTGCTGTTGCATCATCTGTGCTTTCTGCCGCGCCTTTTCCATCATCTCTTCCCAGGGCGGAAACTTGCCACGGTCGATAACGTAATAGAACGTCTCTTCGTCAATAATTTTGGCAGCAAACAACTCCTTCGCCATCTCCATATAGAACATTCTATCCGTCGGCATGGACGTGGTAACGCGGCACATTGTGTCAAACTCCGCGCAGTAAATCTCGTAATGTTCGCCCTCGATCATTCCCTCCATAGGTTGAAACTCGTCCAGGGGATAACTTTCGCCCGTGCCGAACACGTAGGCTTTTTTCAACATATCGTTGCGAAAAATGCCGTATGCCGGTTTCTCGCTGGCGTCCGTTTCCTGCATCCACTCGGGCGGTTGCGGGATAAAGCCGGGCGGCAGTTGTTCCTCCGGCACTCGCTGGCCCGTAGCTGTATTTACCCATACCTTTTGGCTGTTCTCTTTGCCAAGGATGCGGTAGGCGCGCCTCTCCGTGTAATACCGGGCGATAAGATTGTTCATATAATTGCCGCACTCTTCGTAAGAACCGATGAGGGACTTTTCCTTGCTTCTTAGCCTTGTCTGCGCCCGCTCTGCCAACAGATCAAGGGCTTTAAAAGCAGTAACAGACCCCGGCGTGCGCCCCTGGGATATATCGAACCGTCCTACGATT